AATAATACAAAAATGGGTGGTGGAGGCTTAATGCAACTTGTCGCTTACGGTGCCCAGGACATCTATTTGTCCGGAAACCCTCAAATTACCTTTTTCAAAGTGGTCTATCGTCGCCACACTAACTTCTCCATGGAGTCTATTGCTCAAACTATAAACGGCACTGTTGGTTTCAACCGTAAAGTGACCGCTACCATCTCTCGTAATGGTGATCTTATCAACCGTATGTGGTTAGATGTAGACCTTCCTACCCTTACCGGTGGTACATATAAAAAATGGGTGGGTCACAAGCTCATCAAGTCCGTTGAGATTGAGATCGGTGGTCAGCGCATTGACAAGCACTACGGTGATTGGCTCCATATCTGGAACGAGCTCTCCCAGACCGCCGGGCATTGGTCTGGTTATGAAGCCATGGTTAACGGTGTAAAAGCTGACGGTACTCTTTTAAAATCTGACAGCGCTCTTAGTGCAGATGCTCGTACCGTGTATATTCCCCTTCAGTTCTGGTTCTGTCGCAACCCAGGTCTTGCTCTCCCTCTCATCGCCCTTCAATACCACGAGGTCAAGGTGAATGTGGAATTCGCTTCTCTTTCTGAAATAACTACTGAGACCACTGAAGGTACCCCTGTTGCTACTGTTGCTGGTGGTGAACTCAATGGGTCCCTCTATGTGGACTATGTCTACCTCGACACTGACGAGCGTCGTCGTTTCGCCCAGGTATCACATGAGTATCTCATCGAACAGCTCCAATTCACCGGTGACGAGGCTCCCTCTCAAAGCATCAAGATGAACTTCAACCATCCCGTAAAAGAGCTCGTGTGGGTCGAGGTTGATTCCTCGGATGACTCATACTCAAGCACCTACACAAAGGCACAAATCACCCTCAACAGCCACGATCGTATGTCCGAGAGGAAGCCCATGTATTATCAGCTTGTACAACCCTATCAACATCACGAGCGTGTACCAACCGTTTCTCCTATCAATGTGTACTCCTTCGCTCTTAAGCCCGAGGAGCATCAACCCTCTGGTACCTGTAACATGTCTCGTATTGACACTGCTACCCTTAAACTTCTAGGCATAGATACATCCGCCACTAAATCTGTCAAGATTTTCGCCACCAACTACAATGTGCTCCGTATCATGAGCGGTATGGGTGGTCTCGCATACTCCAATTAAATGTATTAACATCGTTTCGTAAAAATTATTAACATCGTTTTGTAAAATATGTTAATTATCAAAAAAAAAAAATATTTTTTATAAAAATTAAATGTAAAAACAAAACATTTAATTCATAAATGCAATAAAGGAATAGAAAAGATACGCATTGTAAGAAAGATCGAAACAGATTATAAATTTATATTTTAGGAATATGATACAACAAAACATTATACCGTATGAGATGACTGTTAAAATACTATTTTTAAAATACACGAAAAATAGACTGAAAATATGAAAAAAAAATCTTAATATAATAATAATACAAAAATGGGTGGTGGAGGCTTAATGCAACTTGTCGCTTACGGTGCCCAGGACATCTATTTGTCCGGAAACCCTCAAATCACCTTTTTCAAAGTGGTTTACCGTCGTCACACTAACTTCTCCATGGAGTCTATTGCCCAAACTATCAATGGTACTGTTGGTTTCAACCGTAAAGTTACCGCTACTATCTCTCGCAATGGTGATCTTATCAACCGTATGTGGTTAGAGATCGATCTTCCCAAACTTAACACCGACTCGGTATACGATGCATGGGTGGGTCACAAGCTCGTCAAGTCCGTTGAGATTGAGATCGGTGGTCAGCGAATTGACAAGCACTACGGTGATTGGCTCCAGATCTGGAACGAACTATCCCAGACCGCTGGACATTGGGCTGGTTACAAGAATATGGTAGAAGGTGCTAATATGGATGCGGACAATAAGATTACATTTCCTCATTCTAATGATATTGATGGTGACGAAAGAAACGATCGTGTGGTATATGTCCCGCTTCAGTTCTGGTTCTGTCGTAACCCAGGTCTTGCCCTCCCTCTCATCGCCCTTCAATACCACGAGGTCAAAGTGAATTTGGAATTCGCTTCTCTTGCGGATATTGCCCATACACAACCCGAAATGACCGATGGAGATGGCGATCCTATACCACGAATTCTTGCTGTAGACAGCAATGGTTCCTTGAACGGCTCTTTATATGTGGACTATGTCTACCTTGACACTGACGAGCGTCGTCGTTTCGCCCAGGTATCGCATGAGTATCTCATTGAACAGCTCCAATTCACCGGTGACGAGGCTCCCTCTCAAAGCATCAAGATGAACTTTAACCATCCGGTGAAAGAGCTCGTTTGGGTTGAGACGGGTCTTACTGGTAAAGTGGGTGATTACACAAGTACCTACACAAAGGCACAAATCACCCTCAACAGCCACGAGCGTATGTCCGAGAGAAAGCCCATGTATTATCAGCTTGTACAACCCTATCAACATCACGAGCGTGTACCAACCCAGTCTCCTATCAATGTGTACTCCTTCGCTCTTAAGCCCGAGGAGCATCAACCCTCTGGTACATGTAACATGTCTCGTATTGACACTGCTACCCTCAAACTTACAGGCATAGATACATCTGGCACTGACACTAAATCTGTCAAGATTTTCGCCACCAACTACAATGTGCTCCGTATCATGAGCGGTATGGGTGGTCTCGCATACTCCAATTAAATATGTTAATTGTAAAAAAAAACAAAAAAATAGAACTCCAATATACTCTTTGCGTAGCAACTCGTTTTTTCGAGGAGGAGCAGGAGCAGGATGCGACGGCGTACATGGCTGTGTGGAAGAGAAGAGCTCATGCTTTTATACCCTGAAACTCAACTACTTGTTTTAATAATTTGTTACCATAAATTAATTCTGTTTTACATTCAAATTGATTAAAACATGGACTATTCCAATTAATACATCTCCATTTTCCATCTTCAATATCTATCGTATTTGAACGAGTGATATCGTTGATCAATAAACATTTTTTGAAAGATATATTGTTGACTAATTCTTTTAAGAATGATACGATTCTTGGAGTAGACCAATGTTGTAATACATCTTTAATAATGATTAAATCAACCTCTTTGCGAATGTATAAACAAATAGCATCACCATCAATTAATTCAAAATGAAATTTATCATTTTCATATTTCTTTTTTGTTTCGGTAATAATTGATTTTGAACAGTCGTATCCAAAATATTGAATGGGTTTATCATTATAAATAGCATCCAAACATTGGCCATCTCCACTGCCAATATCTACCACATTTTTAATATTATAAATATCAATGTAATTACGTAAATATGGTATATAATCATTTTTATTGAATTCTATAGTGCTTCCTTCACCGCTTCCTCCACCATACCAATGTTGGCTGGAATATATGTTGTCAAAGACATCATTTAAACTTATTTCGTGATTATCAACAGAACCCATGCTTTAATATTAAATATGTTTCAATAATTATCGTTGAAATTATATATATATTTAACAATTTAGGGTTTCTTTAAACCTCAAACTAAATAATAATGTTTTTCTTTTATTAATATTGAATTATGACTTTTTCTTTTTGTGAGAGTACATTACCCTCTTCTGAATATTTATTTATTTTCATACCATCTTAAGTATCTTTCTTCTCCTTTTTCATCATTTCTTTCTTTCTCTGATAACGCTCTCTTCCCTTTCTATTTCTCTCTTAATTTTTTTTCAGATATAGAAATAATAAAAATAAAAAATAAAATTTCAAGAAAAATTGTCAAGAAAAATTGATAAAATATAATTATCATACATGACCTTATTTTAAATTAGTTAATAATTTGTTTTAATTGTTAATCAGGTTTAAAGATTATGATTAGTATTTAATAAAAAAATTGAATAATATATCATACATACACCATCATAAAATAAATCAATGTATATATGCGTACACGAAGGATGTAATAAACGACCGAATTTCAACACACCAGGTTCATCCAAAGGTCTGTATTGTTCAGATCACAAGAAGGATGGAATGGTTGATGTAAAAAATAAACGATGTGAACACGAAGGATGTGATAAACAACCTGTTTTCAACTTACTCGGTTCATCTAAAGGGCTGTATTGTGCGATTCATAAAATGGACGGAATGGTTAATGTGAAAGATAGACGATGTGAACACGAAGGATGTGATAAACAACCTGTTTTCAACTTACTCGGTTCATCTAAAGGGCTGTATTGTGCGATTCATAAAATGGACGGAATGGTTAATGTGAAAGATAGACGATGTGAACACGAAGGATGTGATAAAGTAAATCCTGTTTTTAACACACCTGGTTCATCCATAGGTCTGTATTGTGCTAGTCATAAACTCGACGGGATGGTTAATGTGAAAGATAGACGATGTGAACACGAAGGATGTGAAAAAAGACCACATTTCAACACACCTGGTTCATCCATAGGTCTATATTGCGCGGATCACAAACTGGATGGAATGGTTAATGTGAAAAGTAAACGATGTGAATACGAAGGTTGTGATAAAATAACACCCTCTTTCAACACACCAGGTTCATCCATAGGTCTGTATTGTTCAATTCATAAACTCGACGGGATGGTTGATGTGAAAAGTAAACGATGCGTACACGAAGGATGTGAAACAAGACCAATCTTTGGTTTTCCTGGAATATCGGCATCGAGATGCAAACAACATATTGAGGATGGAATGATCGCCTATCCCAAAACCAAATGCTCTTATGAAAAATGCAAATCCCCAGCCTTATTTGGTGTTGGTAGACCTGAACGATGTGAAGAGCACAAAGAACCGTTTCATCTCAATTTAGTAGAGAGACGGTGTGTTTCATGTGGTCTTCTTTACATACTTAACAAGAAGAGCTTTTGTGGGATCTGTGATCCTGACGAGTTTAACAAGACACGATTAGCAAAACAAAACCAAATAAAGAACATGTTAGATGTCAACGGATACAAATACGAGAGTTGTGACCGTATGATTGAACATGGTATATGTTTCTCTTATCGACCTGATTTTGTGTTTGATTGTGGAACACACTTTGTGGTGTTGGAAGTGGACGAAGGACAACACAGAGGATACGATTCCAAATGTGAAGATATAAGAATGATAAACATATACCAAAGTCTTGGATTGACAACTAAGTTCATACGATACAATCCAGATGCCTATAAGATAGGCAAAAACAAAAAAGAACCGAGTTTTCATCATAAAACGAAAACACTTAAAAAAACCTTAGATTGTGCATTTGGAGAAACACCCGTTGCTCCCATTAGTGTTAAATACATGTTTTACGATGATCGTGAAAATACAGTGTTTGAAAAAGTGTGTATGAAAAATTTTAATTTGTAATTAAATTCTATATCTGAAAATACTTTTTACAAACCAATGAATATTTTCATATTATTTTTTTTTGTCCCTCCTCAAATACTCATTATACAGGGTGAGCACCAGTGTGTGTTTTTATTTAATTATTAAATATTGAGACATATAAAATGCTTTATAAATGTGATCATTGTATTTACTCTTCTAAAAGATTGTCCAATTTAGTTAGACATCAAAATAAACTATTCCCTTGTAATGTGTGGTAAATACACCATGAAAGATTCTTCATTTTGTTATGATCATTATTTAAAAAACTGTAATGAACAAGAAAGTTATTTTTGTACTATATTGAATTATTTTAATTTTTTAATGTATTATTTTTATGAGATAGAAACCAAAAATATGAATTAAACACTTAAAGATTGTAAATTTTATAAATTCGTCCATTTTCGATAAAAGTTGATTTGAATCGTCAATGAGATAATAACACATAAAAAATAAAATGTCTTGTATTATTCATAAATTACAATTTCATACTGCGACTCAACAATGTATAATGTTACAATGGAGTGTAGACCAAGTTTACAAAACACAAGAAGATACATTTACGATATATTTATTGTCTTACGATGAACAGTATGATAAATATACTGAAAAAATGTCATGGAAGCGTACATTAAAGATTAATGACGGAACTATCCTGTACGATTGTTATGAATTCATTCCGACAGGCATATATGTAATTCGTGTTGAGAACAAGACAAATTCTTGTGAAGTAAGAGTGATTGTTCCAGCGCTCGCAATACTATCTACAGGAGGGTCGTGTTTTCTAGTAGATGGAAGATCAGTTGGTTTAAACTCAAACGGTTGGTATGTGATAACAAACCACCATGCACTTCCTACCTTCGAACATGCATTGTCTACAAATGTAACATTCAACGATGTAATTGTTACCAATCTTCGTCCAGACATTTTTTGGAAAACAAGTACAAACAAAGGTGACATAGGATTAGATTATTCATGCATCGCTGTAGATGAAGCTACGAAACAGAGACTGTTGGAAATGAAAATATATCCAAACCCAATTATTAATCAACCGAAAGAATGTGAAAAAAACCTCATGCTGATTCATCGTCCCAGATATGCGAATCAAGTTCTACACACAGTATGTAGGGTTGTAGCTCACAAAAAAGTGAAAACACAATATGACTACCTAGGTCCAGCGTCTGGAGGCGGATCTTCGGGGTCGCCTGTTTTTGGAGTGGATACGAATACGAGAAAGGTTGGTGTATGTGGATTACATAAAGCGCGATTCACTTGTGTAAATTTACCGAATATTATAGCTGATATTTGTAAGGTAAACGCAGATATTGTAACATTTTTCAACATTCAATAGGACCGTTTTTTGAATTAAGGTAAACAATGCGTTAATTAAACTTATCATATAACCCCTGATTTATTAGTGATCTATTGTATTTTCTTTTTAACTTTGAACCGTTTGCTTTATCATATATGTTTTCACAGTCCTCACATGTTGTTAAATATGGATCAATCAAAATTTTCCCGTTGTTGTATACAAACATATGTGAGTCGGATAAAATTACATGTTCATAAGCGAAGAGTTCCGTTTCATCATTGCTAGTATGATCATCGTAAAAGCTTAATTGTTCTTCAAGCATTCTCACCCAACGTTCGTCATTATTATGAGGAAAAATAAGGCCAGGATATAGTTTCAAACCTTTGAAATCACATTTATCAAAGGGTGGAAAAGCCCTAAGATCTCCTTCATTATTAATATATATATCATTCATTGTACAATTACCCGATAGGTCGCTCTTTAATAAAGGTGTAAGATCGTCCGCGTAAACATATGGTACAGATCTATTAGGATTCGTGTGTGTGCTATATAACTTAGATGCGGCTAACCATGTACTATCTCCTGCTACAATGATACCTGCACTAAAACCGGACCATATGATTTCTTTATTTCTTTGTATAGCTTGTGCAAATCCGGTTCTTTTCATTTGTCGGAGTAACCAATGCGTTTCTCCACCATAACAATAGATCATATCATACTGATTCAAATATGTATCCCACTCTTGTGAAATATCTTCTGTTACAATTTTTAAATTGTTAAAGTTTTTTGAGGCGCTATATGCATTAAACGACGCTTCAAATAGTGGTGGATTTGTAAAAGGTCTGATATTATCGGGAACGTTGTCTTGATGATGATACTCCAATTGGGGTTCACTAAGATGTAAATGATCAATATATATTTTAAATTCAGGTAAATTATTTTCCATAATTTGTTTGAAAGCGACAGAATGTTCAATGAAACCATTACAAATAAGATCCGCTTTAATTTGGAGATTTCTTGGTTTCTGACCTATAGTATCAGCGAAAGCGCCGTACATATAACTTAATGGAGCTGAAATAAGGGTGAGTATCCTAATTGTTCTTTCTTGTTTATGTTCAAACATATTAAGAAGTTCTTTTTTAATCGGATTTGAAAAATGTCCAGCATTTGTATCATTAATATAAGAAAATGTATTACTAAAACCTATTATTTTTCTACCCGAATACTGTATAACTTGTTGATCACAGTAAGAATCACAGCCAGTATCTGATGATGCCCCTCCTCGAATTGTTTTTATTTTTGACTTCCACGTCGTTTTCTTTGTTTTCAATTTGTTCAAACTGTGTGAGGTGAGTCCATATGCGAAATGATCAACAATTTGTGTTTCAGACATTTCGAATATACTAGTCCAATTTCCTTCAGCTAGTCGTTCGTTTCGTAAAAATATATTATGATTACTTTGGTCATAATATATATTATTGAAACCAACAAATAATACAGAATCTTTTTCAGAGTCTGTTATTTTTCTTTGAAAAGCATCTTTTAATAGTTCGGTATTCGTAATATTTTTTAATATTGTTTGTTGTGGTTTTGTTTGTTGTGGTTCTTCCAATGGCAATGATTTGATGACTGGTAAAGAATCTCCACCATAAGTTGTCTTTTTAGTGTTAGTTTTTTCAATTTGTCTCGGATAAGCGAATAGAACTCGATCTTTATGATCACTCAATTTTTCGTCGCTATACCGTGCTTGATAAAAAAATAAAGGTTTGAACTCATTATTACTATTCATGATTAATTTAATTGAGTTCAAAGATTTGCAGTTGATTATCACTTTATTGTTTTGATTTTTGTTAAAACTATGAGATGATAATACTTGAAAGGGTATACCTCCCAGCTCTTTTTTCAAGGAAGAATATTTAGAATGATCTTTCATTATTTCTTCGATGCGTGTACTATGTGTCCATTTATTAATAATTTTAATGTAATGGTCACTTTTAAAAGATAAATAGAATCTATCATTTTCGTTAATTAGTTTTCCATATCTCCCCAAATAAATTGCGTCTTTAAATGGTAAGTATTTGGGTGTAGAGTAATATAATGGAGTATCATTATAAAATCCAGTTCTGTTTTTATATTTTTTAAGTATCACTTTTAATATCATTTTTAGATTAATTAAGAAAATATTTTCATACATATATCATATTATACAAAAAATGTTAAGAATTTTCGGACAAATACCTTTTGCTCATAATCGTTATAACATGCGTTATAAACATGTACGAAGTGCTGATGCATTTTGTTTTGATGTGGATAGTACGATATGTAAAAACGAGGGTCTTGATGATCTTGCTAAATGGTGTAATGTCAACGATATATCTGACATTACACGAAGAACGATGAATGGAGAGATTTGTTTTCGTAAATCTTTAAAATCCAGACTGGATATCATAAAACCTAGTAAATTTGATGTATTAAGCTTTAATAAACATAATCCAGCGATTATGAGTAAAAACATTCATAATTTGATTCGTGTATTGCATCATAACAATAAAGATGTATTTTTGGTTTCGGGTGGTTTCAGGTCGATTATCCAACCAATTGCGTTATCCCTTTCCATTCCAATGACAAAGGTTTATGCTAATACATTTATATTTGACGAATTAACCAAAGAATATATCGGATTTGATGAAAACGAGTACACATCGATGTCTGGTGGAAAAGCATTTGTCATAAAGCACATTAAAGAAATGTATGGATATAAAAATATTATCATGATAGGAGATGGTGTCACTGATTTAGAAGCCTCTGCTGATTTTTTTATAGGTTATGGTGGTGTAAATATTATGGAAAATGTAAAAGATAAAGCGGACTGGTTCATAGAGGATTTCGAGGACATAGCAAATATATTCATAAACTGAAATATAAAAAAAGAGATGGGTCATTTTTTTATAGGCAGTGAAAATGATATATTATTTAGACGGTATTAAAAAAATGAAAAATGTCTTTATTTTGAAAAAAAAAACTTAACTAACAAAACATAAAACATAACAAGGTTAAAACTAAACTATATAATAAAATAAAATATGGATTATGCACACAATTTAGGTATTAAAATTGTAGATAATATATTATGTGATGATGTCGATAATTCTTGTAAGAAAATTAACTGCTATGTATCGTTTACGATGTATAGTATTGTTTCAATCGATGCTATAAATCGAAGTGCAAAAATGAAAATAGTGGTTGACCATAAATACAAAGTAAAAGATTATTTGAAAGTATTTTCATATACAAAAAATTTAGAGTCTATTAAAATTCCATGGATAGTTGTTAACATGGTGGATTCTGAAATAAAGTGTTCGAATAGTATGATAAAGAGTACTATTTTAGAGAATCCTAATATAAAAAATACAATAGGTGCTTCAGTATATGGTGGATACAACTCTATAGACACGTCATTGACAATTCAAAAAGTTGACGATAGTATGATAAAATGTGAGTCGTATACGATGATTATAGATGTATCCTATTATACAGAAGAACGACATGCACCGTTTGATACGATCCATTTATTTTTTAAGTTGGCCACAACTGGACAACCTGGGACTGAATATATTAATTATATTTTTGACAAAGAAGACTCTAATTTCCAAGGATATAATGTTATCGGTGGTGGATATTATCCAATTCTTGATGAACCGATTATTAACAATGTGTTTATTTTATATGATCAACTAAAAATACGCTATTCCCGGTTGTATCTTATTTTAAGTTATAAGCATAATTGGATTCCTGATGTTGTAAAATATTATATTATACCGAATACACTTATGTTATTACTCGTCATTGTTGAAATTCATTCAAATACAGAACTAATAAGCATTGCGTCTACATTGTTATTGGCAGATATTGCGTTATTATTTACTATTCCAACACGATCGTACATATCTTTTATGGAGTACTCGTTAATAATACATATATTATTTAAACTATTGTCTACTTATATATTACTTGAATTTAATACTAAAATAATTCGTCTTTTTTTGGGATGTTCATCTATATTAACGGGATGTATAACTTTTACATATCAATATAGTAAAGCTTTCTTAAAAAACAAAAGAATATTAAAAGGAATACATAATAATGAATACAACGAACTTAAAACAAAATAAAGATATTGTGAAAAGTATGTCTACATATTTTAAATGTTATAAACATGACACCAATAAATGGATAGAATATCCATGTGATGATATTAGTAATGAAAGTAATACAACAACAATTTATTTTAAAATTGGACTTTTTTTGATTTTAATTGTGTTTTTTTTATTGATTCGCCCAATTTTTCTATATTTTATGTACAAATGTTTAAATATAAATACGAATACGAATGATACATATTCACGTAGTCATGAACATAAGGAGATCCAATGTTCTATTGATTCAAATTTGCAGAAAATTGTAATAAACCCAGACGATTCTTATAATTTGTTAGAAGATACGTGTATGAAAATATAGGATATTAAAATTGATATGAAACCGTCTGTGTAATTATTTGAAAAAAAAACATCAACGCACAATATTACAATACGAGTTGCGAGAATCGTTACAGGTGAACATATAGTCTATTTTAGAGAAATAATCTGAATCAATTGATAAAGATCCAGAGGCAGATGTTCCTTCACGAATAAATGAATTCATAATATCAAACAAGGGTTGTAATTCCAATGCGTATTGATTTTCAATACCGACATTCTTCAATTGGAATCGTATGTTCATACATTCTTCAAGGCGTTTTTCTAATACTTTCATAATTATAAACAAATTTACAATTTTATGATTTAAATCATTTATGAGTTAATTATTTTGTACTAGTTATAAAATTGATAAATGTTATCATTACCACACGATATTCAATCATTAATTTGGAAAAAATACTATAATAACAGTGTTCTATCTGAGATGATTCAATGTTCTATTTCAGTTTTTTTGATAAACACTTCAAAAATAAGAAGAGAAAATGATATGATTATGATGAGATACAATACAGAATGGTAAAAAGATTAGCCAGTCAGTGTTGTTCATATAATTATTAACAATCGAAAATACAATTAGACCCCAAAACTGTTATGATCAATAAAATAAAAATAGGGTAAAAATGGTTTCATCTTAAAAACTAAAATAAAGTTTTTTCTACATACATATATATATTTGTAATATAAATATATGGGACTTTTATTGTTTGATCAATATACATATCTTCATTTTGCGTCCGGTATTATAGCATTTTTCTGGGGGATATCATTATCGAATTGGATGATACTTCATATGCTTTTTGAATTAGCAGAGAATACAAAAGCTGGTTTATATTTTATTAATCATTTTACTTTTTGGCCCGGAGGCAAACCATACAAAGATTCTATTATGAATATAATAGGTGATAATATTGGAACACTATTGGGTTGGTTATCTGCTCGAGCTGTAGAAAAGATTGCGAATAAATATAACTTATATTAGAAACATAAAAACTAAATTGTTTCTTTTTTCTACATAGATTTTGCAAATGAATTCATCATTCAATTCTTTGCGTACAATAAACACTTTTTTTATTTTTTTGTTATAAACCCACATCGTGGTTTTCCAACACACAATTCGAAACTAATATCATTTAATGGGATATTAATATTATCATTTATCTTTATATCAAGATGTAGGTTTTTATCTTCTTCAAATAATACATCATGTACTACTTTATTTGGTGAATTATATGCGTAGTACACCACCACGCAATCGAAGCACTCTAAATTATCTTGTAAGTTTCCCTACAAGTCAGACTGTATCTTATACCGATCATTGTGATTGACTTAAATCACTCTCAGTCCACCGCCGTTCAGTCGTTGAAGCCCTACCATATTCTTGTCATTAGCGAACTTAGATAGTAAACTGCGGATTGCCCATTGTAACATATTCGTCCTTATTACGAGGGAAGTGGAATTACCACTGATCCCTTTACCAGTTTCCCGGCAAAGGTCGTAGACGAACCTTTAGGGGTTTCCCGCTTCAAGCGGTGTTGCAGATAGATCCAAATATTATTTTATAGGTCTATCCACTTGCCTGTCCATTGCCTGACAGACACTCACACCCAGTGCTTGTTTAGGTGTAGCGTGCTTTCCTTTTGTATATTGTAGTCAGCCAAAACACGACCATCTTCCAGTTGTTTTCCTGCAAAGATGAGACGTTGTTGATCGGGCGGAATACCTTCTTTGTCTTGAATTTTAGATTTTACATTATCAATCGTATCGGTAGATTCAACCTCAAGTGTAATTGTTTTACCTGTAAGAGTCTTGACAAAAATTTGCATTTTAATAAAAGCACATATAATATTTGAACATTTGTTTGTTAATATAAATATGAAAAGTAAATCTAATAAAAAACCAACAAAAAAAACACAAAAACCAACAAAAAAAACACAAAAACCACCAAAAAAACCAAAAACTAATAATACACATTTTGGAGGAGCTATTATTCCACAGGCTATTGCATTACCATTTCATATTGCTTCTTTAGTTAACTCTGGTCTTTTTAAAATGATCAGCAAGATACCGTCGCCAATCTAAAACATATTATTCCTTTCTGAAGGGTAATAATAGTAATTAAAAAATAAATAATTTATTATAAGATATTGAAAATATATATAAAATGGGTACTACGGAAATACCATGGGTGATTACCATAAAAGAAAACTGTAACATCGCTGAATTATCAAATAAACAAAAACTATATTATACATTGAATGTTATAAATGTTTCAAAAAAATCATCAATTGAATCTGAACAAAATAAAAGGATATGTGTGATCCCATTATTTAAATCAAATAAATCTGCAAAGTTTTACAATATTAACAAATGGAACTCAATGAATTCTATTTGTTATATTTACGATGCATTTGAAGAGTCCCGTCCTCATTGTTTATATTTAAAAAAAAAAATACCCTCATCATTGTATTCTAAAACAATCGACGATGATATAGTTGAATACATAGAATTTGATAATAATGTTGATATATCATCATTTGTTTTAATGAACAATTTGTATTTCTATTATATATCGGATATAACTGAACTGAATAACGTTTTATCATTAAATGGATTTTTACTAAATCCTTTAGCAGATGTTGAGCAATATTATGATAAAAAAATGGTAAATAATTTCATCTTAGAATACTTCGAACATATGTTAAAGTTATAAGTTTAACATATTAACGGTTTTGTATATTTGGTCGTAATATGAATACATAAATGTCATGGTATACATTTAATTTAGCATTACAATGGTCTGTTATTTTAAAAAGAATAACATGTTTATGTATTTTTTGAAAAAGTTTTAACATTTTGACAACAATATTGTGCTTTATAATAATTAGGTTTTCTTTAATCTGGTTTTTTAATGTTTTCTATAAAAAAGTAAATTAAATTTTTTGATGTTTTTGTTTTAATAGAAGTTTGTGTTTTTGTTTAAAAGTTATAATAACATCATCCAATATTTTAGGCCAATCGTACTTCCCTTTAATTTGAAACCTATTTAAAATATTTTCAGAAGTATTCCATAGCATACGGTTATATTTAGTGTAAACTTTAACATATATTGTATAAAACATAAACCATTCATAACTGTTTATTGACGATTGCATAAACCATTTGAATGCATCTAAAGGATGTATCTCATGTAAAAACATACTATGTCCTAGTATATATACAATTTCCCTTTCAGTTAATATACCACTATCTATTCCTTTACTAATCGTTATATGGACATGATACATACCTGTTGTACAGTTATTCCATTTATACGATGTCGACTTTTGAAATCCTAGAGGATTGCAACATTTTAAAACATACAAATAATGATAAATATATATGTACCTTTTATATTCTCTGTATATGAGATAATATGTTAAATTGTAATGAACGCTTTGAACATCATGTTTGTTCATTTCTAATATTACATCATTTGGATTTAAAAGACCAATATTTAAACTACAAGATAATACATCTTGATAAAGCTCGAAAAATACTTTATCCTGTTTCAATAAATCATTCAAAAATATTCGAGTTTGATTATGATCAATTGGTAACTCAAAACCTAAACAATCTCCGCAATTTTTGGAAAAGAAATTGTTTACATATGCAATAGCTTCTTTAACAAAACTGTTGTAAAAATATGGCCTTTTTTCTAACAAACTCTGTATCGTTACTTCAGTATTTATATAGTTTGAAGCGTGTTCATAATGTTTTAAGTCAACTTCCATGTTATAATATACTTTTGATATTTTGATGAATTGTTCAAAAGAAGGTATCGTTTTTTTAGTATTTTTTTGATTCTTGAAAAAAATATGTATTTTTTGTAATTGTGAATTTGTTAACAAAAAACTGGGACTTGTAATAAAGATAATATCTCGGGTAATATTTTTACGACTAATAAATTCAATATTTTCAAACATAAACAATTTATCATTTGGTTTTAGAAAATTGATGAGATCGTCACTAAACGATAAATATATACACTCTAAAAAAATGTTTTTAATATTGTTAAAATATGATTGCATTGATGCTCTATGTAAAATTAATTTCTTTTTGTTATATTCATATTTACAAAAGAAGTCGGTATATTCCCATATAAAACATTTATCAATCTCATAAATTAAACAAATCTTTACAATAAAGCTTTTTCTAAAGAGAGTATTTGGAACAATACATAATATGTTATTAGACATTTCTATTTTGATTGTTAATCAAAAACAAAAAAAACAATTTACGATTTTAAGTATTTTAACCTTTTTTACGCTTGTTGTTTTAAAATTGTAAAATAGGTTTCGATAATGTTATCTCTGATAAAACAAAATGGAATTTATAAAGGATCAACGAGTGAAGTGCACTTACGGAGAGTATATCGAAAAAACTGGCACAGTAACACGAAATAATACGCTTAAACTTAAAAAAACAAAGGCTTCTATAATTCAGTTTGACGGAGAAACAAAAAACATTTTGATGTACAATACGCAATTAGCTCTCATTTAGATTTTATCAAATCTTTTTCATTTTTTTCAATATTATATATTTTTAACCCTTTAGTATACTTCAAAAAAATATAATAATATCATAAATTAAAATGATGTACAAACAGGAAATAAGTATATTTGTTGTCATGGTATGTTTGTTATTCGTTATAATTAAACTTCATAAAACACATTTTGAACAATTTCGCTTGTTGAATTGTGATATAAGCAAAACGATCCATAATGATTCAGACGAAGACTATCTATGTTGTACAGCTAGAAATATGTTAATGGAAATAGATGATACACATGCGTCATATAGCTATTACTATAATATTAACGAACAATGTCAAGTTTTATCATCCATAAATATACAAGATCCTTTATCTGATTCTTATAATCCAAATTTTCACTACGATGCACTTGATTCTATATACAACACACTGGTGACCCAGTCAAATGACTTGAGTGAAACATTAAGAGGACTTCAAAGCGACTTAGACCTTTTAGAGTCAACATATGAATCAGAGTCGAATTCGTATGTATCTCTATCAAACCTATACAGTGCATCTAATACACATTATGGTACACTAAGTAATATAAAATCGCATCTTGACGATATGAAAGACATGCATGCTTACAAAGCAGCACTTTCGAACTTAGATGACGTTATCAACAACGATACTTTGGATACAATGGGTATAAGAACAGGTCTTAAGTATAAAGAAATAGACATAAAAACTGAAATTGAAAACTCACTTCAAAAAGCGATCAATTATATTCCTAAACTATCTGAGTTATATATTTACAATGTAAAACTCTTTGAATCGATTAAAAAAACAGAAGATTTGATTACCGGACAATCAGCCGGACAACCAGGAGGAACCGATTCTCAAAAGACACATTTATCAAATTCGAAAACTTTATACAGTAATTCCATCCTATTTATGAATAAATCGGAAACTACGCTTTACAGAATAAGTGAAAGAATCAAGCAGTTGAGTAGTGATATTTATCAAACGAACTTTACCCCTAAAAACATTGTTGTCAATATCAATACCAATAATATCAATATAACATATGACAATGAAAATAAATACAGACTACCGGTCAATATTATTCATGATGATAGCATATATATACATGATAAACTGTTTAATCAATGTACAAGTGTACAGTTAACCTGTGGTAATTTCGATACAGCTACTACGGAAGTAGAAACAGACATAACTGAATCATATAAAAAACAGAATACAATGAGTGACGCCGGATATCAACTGTCGTCGTCGTTATTTGTTTTTTTCATGAAGAAATTTACAAGAGAATCAATAATATCAAACAACTATAATATAACTAAGGACGTAGTTAATGAAAATATAATTCATGCCTTCCTTCTTAAAACATTCCCACCCCTCGAATAGTAATAAAAAAAAATGTTAATGAATAAATAAAATGATAGAGTATCAAATTATTTTTCCATTGGTTATTGTGAGTATAATTGGTTTGGTGATAGTGATAACTGCTATAACTAATATATCCTATTATTTTATAGAAAAAAAGAAAACTATTAACAATTAAATTATATTAACATTTACAGAAAAAGATAAAAATAAAACTATTAACAAATATTTCAAGGCGGAAGTATATTGGTCATCGTGAAAAGATGTTTCATTTTTTTACTCTTATTGATTTAAATTTTTTTTGTTTAAGTGTTGATTGTTAAACATATCATAATGAAAAATGGGTATTCTTCCTAAGGAAGACGGTGGAGGATATTTACATTTCACTAAACAATCACACGATTTATGATCATTGATAGATACCATTTTGTACCATTTTCGATAGCATTCGATAGGTCGAAAAATACTTTTAAAAAAATACGACATTTATTTTAAATATAATGACATATAGTATGTTTAAATAACGTGTTTAAAATTGTATTGTTTTAATTTTTTTGCATGTTTTTTATTTTTGATTTACTTACTTCTTTAAAAGCACTGACTGATTACAGTCTCTTCAACAGTACGACTGAAAAATTCTTGTTTGTTTTTTATGAAAATAACTTTACCATTACTATGACGTTTGAACATGCAGCGACCATAGCCATTTTAAGTTATTATAAAAAATATAAAAAATTTGATAGTATTTTCTTAAATTTATTTCAAGGTTCGAAATGATAAATGAAACAATATTTGTTACAAATACATATGAAAAAATTGCAAAGGAATTTAGTGATACAAGATACAATGTATGGAATTTTGTTAAAAAATTTATGAAAGATAAACAAAAATTATATGGTATTGACATTGGATGTGGTAATGGTAAAAATATGATACATTTGAATATGATTGGTATTGATAATTGTAAGGGTTTTGTAAATATATGTAACACTAGACATAAAGATGTTATATTAGGCGATATATGTGCTTTGCCATTCAAAAGTGAAACATTTGATTATACTATATCAATTGCAACATTACATCATTTGTCAAGTGAAGAAAGACGGATAAAATGTGTATATGAGATGATTCGGGTCATAAAGAAAAATGGTGAAGGAGTAATATCTGTATGGTCACATGAATTTCAAACAAAACATAAATTTGAATTAGGGGATAATTTTGTTCCCTGGAAGTCAATAAATGTTGAAATAAAACCAGAATTAAGATATTATTACATAATGAATTTCGATATGTTCACAAACCTGATGGAAAAATTTAAAAATAAGATAAAGGTTATTTCAATTGAAAATGAAAAAGGCAATTGGATATTGCATTATAAAAAAATATAAATAGAATACCTTTATATTTATTGGACTTATTATTATGTATAGGATACCATATATATAATGTGATATCTGTTATTTGAAAAGTTCACAAGTTAATTAAGTGAACTTCTTTGTAAAAAAGAAGTCTCTCCCAGTAGGAATCGAACCTACGACCTAACGGTTAACAGCCGTTCGCTCTAACCATCTGAGCTATAGGAGATCACTTGTCAATCGATAATTATACAAGTGATCTCCCAATTAAAAAATAGGGGTTATGAAACAAAATATTGTCAGACAACTAGTGTTCTATAAAGAATATATATACTTGTTTTTAAATATATTTTTTATGTATAAAAAAACTAATTCTAATTTGTAAAATTTTAAATAGCGATAGTATGTTCATTTACTATACTGGAAGTGCAACCAAACTTCTTTGATACAAAATATTGTCGACAACACTATTATACAAAGCGGTGAAGTATCCGTGCGAATATGACCCTCTAATGGATGTATCACGAAGATGCGTTATATTTTGAATAGAATTTATTTCATTTTGCCTATTTTGTGTTGGTATGGGTAGATATAGTGTGTTTTGACGACGACGAGGCTGTTCAGATAGGATGAAATTACGTCTGTTATTGTTTCGGTTTTGTTCTGTTTGTTTCTTTCCTGTAGTAAGAGATGCACGACAGTAAGGACAATCATCAGAACGTTTCTGCCATTTGTCAATGCACTCTGTGTGGTAATAATGTTTACAAAGGGTTAGCGTGAAGAGGCTGTTGTTATTGACAATATCCATGCATATACAACAGTGTGTGTCATCCGGTACATCAGGAAAAACAATACAAGTTTCAGTAGCAGCATAAGATAGATCATAATCAGGATAAGGTTCATCATTGCTACTTTCATTCACAATGAAATTTCGATGCTTACCACAGAAATCACTCCCATTACATGCTTTATATGTACATTGTTTGGGAATTTGTCCCCGCCTCAAAGAGTACTTAAGAGTTGCCTTGCAAGTTGTAAAAGCCATATATGTCTCTTTGTTGATGGATGATAGTGCTTTTTGGAATATTTATTGATGATTTTATACATTATATAAATCAATTTTTATTGAAATTAAAACTTTTTTTTTTTACTTTGAAAGTGTTTTCTGAGTAACATTACTCATTACATATGATGTGAAAAGATACTTGTTTATTTCAATCCATTCATTCATAGTAGCTTTGTTCATTATTAGTGCAATCGTAGATAGAAATGATAAACTAGTTGCATAACCGAATTTTCGTGATATTTGAAATGACTCGTTGTTACTCTTCATTTTCTTCTAATTTAAATTCCTCATTTTGTATTTAAATCTATCTTTTCCTGTATTTTTTTTTTAGACAATAGCAATTATGCTACAATACGATTAAAATTAATCCATAAATATATGACCCACAACAACTAAGATAATTAACAATAAATTGTAAAAAAAACGATTGTATAAATTAACAATAAAATAACAAATATTAACATAAAACTTTTGGTTATAACATGCACGTTTTAATACAAGTTTTTTTTTTAATATAAAAAAGTTTTTTCAAAATACAAAAAAATATACATATTTTTTTTTTTAACTTTTTATTTAAAAAAAAATATAAATGTTCACGAAGGTCTTATAATCGATTTTTTGGTACAAAAATATTTTTGAGTAAATATAATATAATAAAATATG